CAGATTCCTGGTCAGACTACTTTTGCACCTATCACCTTGCAGCGTGGTGTCGTTCTTGGCACCAAGCAGCACTGGGACTGGATGCGCAAGTTGTTTGCTACCGTTCAGGGTGGCGCAGCAGGTACTCAGGCACAGAACTTCCGTGCAGACCTAGAGATTCAGGTGCTCTCGCACCCAATTGCTGGTTCTGGTGGTAACACCACTGACAGCGTGTCAAGTGACGACCACGTCGCTATGCGTTTCCAGGTCTACAACTGCTGGCCAACCTCAGTTGCTTACTCAGACCTAAACGCTGGTGACAACGCTATTCTGGTAGAGCAGCTGACCCTCGTACACGAAGGCTTCGACATCAAGTGGGCTCCAAACGAGACTACCACTGCTGCACAGTTCGACGCTTAATACTAAGGATAACTAAATGACTACAAATTCTCTAAATGCAGCTTCAAACCCTGCTCTGGCAAACAACTTGGTTGCACAAGCAACGGCTGAACCAGAAACGCAAGTTCAGCCAGCAACTATCACTCCTCCTTCGGAAACCTTGGTGACTCTCCCTGGCGGATACGTAAGTTCCGCTGGGGAGGTCGTCAAGACCGCCGAGGTGCGAGAACTCACAGGTAAAGATGAAGAAGCAATTACTAGGTCTTCAAGCCTTAATAAAGTGTTTCCTACTATCTTGAGCCGTGGCGTTGTTTCAGTAGGTAAAGAAAAAGCTACTGAAGAAATCTTGGACAAGATGCTTGCGGGCGACCGTGACGCACTTCTCCTAGGTGTTTACAAGGCTACCTTTGGACCTACTGCTACCTTGATTTGTTGGTGTGGCGGTTGCAACGACAGTAAAGAAGTCGAAGTAAACGTAGACACCGACATCACCTCCAAGGTACTCGTAGACCCTATCCTAGACCGCAGATTTACGGTGCTAGGCAAAGAAAAAGAGTTTTTGGTGCAGCTTCCTACTGGTTACACCCAGAAAGAAATCACCGCTAACGCCGATAAAAGCATGGCTGAGTTGCAGACCATTCTTCTTGAACAGACCGTTCTTGAGATTGATAACAACCCAGTAGTTAGTAAAACTCAGATACAGAACCTAGGTATCATGGACCGCCGCAAGATTGGTGACGAAATTGCTAAGCGTGCTCCTGGACCACAGTTCAATGATGTGACTATTGACTGCCCTGATTGTGGTGGAAAGGTAGTGGTTCCGATAACTCTCGGAGCTTTGTTTCAATTCTAGCGTTTTAAGTTACAACTCCCTTTTTAGAGAGTGGCACCTACTCGCAGAACTACATGGCTGGATGCTTGAGGAAATTAAGCAGCTTAGCCCAAGAGAACGCACTAACTGGCTAGAGATGGCCAGAGAGTTTGGGAAGATTTAAGGATGTGTCATGAGTAAGAACTCCATCAACGATGTTGCTGGCTTAACTAAAGCCGTTGAGCAACTTGGTGTTCAAGCCGAAAAGACTATGGGCATCCTTGGCGGTGCGTCCATCGGTATGGGCAAAGCCAACATTCTTTCTAGCTCTCTAGGAATGGTTGGCGGCGTAGTTTCTGGTGCGTTTGGCATGATGCCAGATGTTGGAGGCACGGTTGCTCGTGCGGGAGGCTACTACAACTCTGCCAGAATGATGGGCGGGATTAACCGTCAGCGTCTTTCTCAAGCCACATTTAGTGGCCTTGCTGGTGGACTAAGTTCTGTCGGTGTGGACGCCATGGTTGCTCAAAACCTTTCCAACATGGGCGTCAACTTCAGCTCTGCTGCTGGCAGCCACTACATGAACGTGGTTCGAGGGGCAGGTAACGCTACCAAGTACCTAAACATGGAAACGGACAAAGCCGCTACGGCTATTGCCGGTATGAACACCGGTAGCATGTCCGCTACCTTGATGCGCAACTTTGGTATCTCAACTTCAGACATTAGAACTGGTAAAGCGTTTACACAGGCGCAAATCTTTGAGCAGTTGGCTCAGCGTGTCACCGCTGGTCGTGGCAGGGCAAGCGTTGAAGCCACCCGTGAATCTTTGTACCGTGGTGCTTTGGGAGCAACTATCCGTGCGTCAGGAATGACTGAAGACCAGCAGGCGATGTTCTCGCAGTACATGATTGAGCGTGCCAAAGGTAACACCATGGACTTGTCAGACCCTAAGGCTATGGACAAGATTCGTTCTTCTATGGCTGCTGCAGGAAACGACAACCCATTCAACGCTGCTTACCAAATTAACTCTTCAACTACTGGGGCTCAAAGCAAAGCAGAATCACAGTATCTTGCTGGTCTACAAACTGCCGCAGATAACCTAGAACTTTTAAACGCAGTCTCTGGTAACTTGGCGGCAAGCTTTGGTTCTCTCAATTCTTGGGCACAAGCTATTGCAGGAAGCCAACCAGGAAGCGGGGCGCTGGGTGCTGCGGGGTCACTAATCAGTGGTGCTGCGAACATTGGCGGGTCTTTGATGATGATGAGTGCTGCAAACAAAATGATGGGTGCGGCAGGAGCAGGTGCTAAGCCAGGAAGTCCAGGAGCGAAACCGTCGCTGGGCGTAAAGGCGCTTAAAGGTGTGGGCCCAGGAATGTTTGCCGCTGTAGCGGGACAATCTGCTGGAATGGTTGCCAGTCAAATGGGTGCTTCCTCACAAGTCTCTAACGCCTTGTCTATGGCGGGTAACTTTGCTGGTATTGGTGCCATGGCTGGTTCCCTATTTGGTCCAGCAGGAACGGCAATTGGTGCGGGTGCAGGTGCCATTCTTGGTGGAACAATAGGGTATTTTACTGGTGGTGATTCTAGCTCGATTGGTCTCGGTACTGGGTCGGGAACTGGTGGCATCAAACTTATGGCACCAACTAAAGGTTCTATCACAGCACACTTTGGTCAAAAAGGAGACTTGTGGGGACATCAAGGTCACCACGGAATTGACTACGGAGTATCAGAAGGCACTCCAGTAGTGGCTGCTGCTGCAGGAACTGTTTCTTACAATGACAGTCCTGCTCTTGGTCAGGTAGTCAGAGTCACACACTCTGGAAACTATGCAACACAGTACGCTCACCTAAGTCGTAAGGTAGCACCAGCAGGGTCTACCGTTAACCAAGGCGACATAATTGCGTACTCTGGAAACACTGGGACTCAGACTTCTGGTGCTCACCTTCACTTTGAGCTTTGGCAGGGTGGTTCAAGAATTAACCCAGCACCATATCTAGGCATTGGGTTTACGGCTTCAGCATTGCAGGCGTCTACTTGGGGAGATACAGGCAACTCATTGTTTGCTCCTGGGTCAGCACCAGCACCTAGCCTAGTCACTGCTACTGCTACTGGAGTTAAGGGTGGAGCTCAAGCGTCTGCTATACAAGTACAGTCTTCTTCCGCAGTGGCCTCAAATTCACGTAGTTCAGCAACGTCTAACGTGGGAGGCATGTACGGTCAGATTTCTGGACGCAGTATGGGAAGCCGCTACCTTTCAAACGTCCGTGGTGCTTCGGAAGGTATCTTGAATGTTACTCAAGACGGTCCGGTAAACGTTCACCAAGGAGAAGCAATTCTTCCAGCAGATGTAGCAAAAGATTACCGTAAGGATAAAGTCTTTGGTGGTAAGGGTTCTGGAAATAACGTAACTATTAACTTAACCATCGGCCAAGCGTCTGAGTCAGAAGCCCGTAAATTTGCAAAACGAGTTAAAGAGTATCTAGAAGACGACAGTCGAATCTATAGTATGGGAGCAGTATAGTGGCTGACATTAACCCAACACCAACACCTACGCCTACAAAATCTGGTTTTGAAGGTACTGGAAGGCCGATTAGTCCAGAGGCGATTCGACGCATACGACAAGATGCTGCAGTTAGGGCTAGAAATGGCGCTAAGTATCCTAGTGGAACTACGGATACTTCTCCTCTTCCTAAAAATACTGTTGACAGTTTAATTGCAAGAAAAGCCTCTCTTGAATCTGACATACAACGACTTAAAAAAAGCATCATAAGTAATGAAAAAATAGTTAACGACCCCAGTTCAACTGAACAGCAAAAAACTGCAGCAAAAAACCTAATAACTAGTTATCGTACTCAGCTTAAAAGCGCAACAAGTTCTCTTGCAATAGTGACTGCGCAACTTAAGCCTAAAAAAGCCCCCAATAACGCAGTGTTGTCTAAAAATAAAGGCAATAAAAGTAACGAAAAAACAGTTAAGCCGCCTAAACCTCAAGACAATACGCTTAAATACAACGTGGGTTCGGTTCAGGAAGCGTACTTTACTTCTAGGTCAGAATTTTTGTTGGAAAAAGCTAACACAGATAAATTAGGGAGTGCTGTCGAGGGAAACAGGCCTAGCCCGTCTCTGACATCCGCACTTGAGCTGTGGGCTAACGGAAAATCCAGTAAAGGCATGTTTATTACTTGGAAAGATTTGTCTACTGGGTTTAATCCAGAAGATGCAGACAGATACCTACTGGGTACAAATGAGGCTCTTCCGCCTCACGCTTTTAGGTTTCAGTACAACCCTGGGAGCATTAGCATGGCCTACGCTGGAACTCCATTGGTTGACCCTAACTTTGAAGCCGCTGGTTTAGACAACTTTAACCTTGTTGGAACCGGTGTAACTCAAAGCACAATTCAGTTTCAACTTCTCATAAATCGCATGCTTGATATGAAGCACTACATCCGAGAAGATGAGCAAGTTCCGGATGGAGAAGGCGGCTTTAACCCGCCCGGTAGCTTACGTCCAGAATCAAGAGGCGTGTATGGCCAAGAATTTGTAAGCCCAGAAACTCAAAGAGCAATTTACAACATGGGCACCATGTACGACTTGGAGTTTTTGCTTCGTACCATTATGGGCTACACGATGAAAAGTTCTTTGCGTGACTACAGCTTCTTAGGTGGAGGAACTGCAGACATGGGTTTCTTGGGAGCACGACCAGTTGAGCTGCACTTAGGTAAGAACATGCGTTACTTGGTATTTATTACAGGAATAAACGTAGAGCACGTAATTTTTGACAATCGAATGGTTCCGTTGTTTAGCAACGTGTCTATTACATGCAGCCGTCTTCCAGACTACCAGACTACCAACCCTAGCCCACAATCTCTAACACCTGTTAACAGAGGTGGATTTGTGGGCTCCGAGGACAACAGGAAGGCAAAAAACCGAACATGATTTACATAGACAGCAGATACGCTACCGGAAACGTAATCTCCGTAGACACCAACGCAGGCCCATCAATTGCGGTTCTTAGGGAATTTCCTGACGATGTCTCACGCTACTACACGTATGTATGGAGAGAAAAAGACCGAATTGATTTAGTATCGAACACCCTCCTGGGTAGCCCGTCGTTGTGGTGGAGAATCATGGACTTTAACCCAGAAGTTATCAGCCCGTTTTCTATTCCTGTAGGCACACCTCTTAGGATTCCAGTTGACTGACGCACCTAACATTGTTGAATCAGGAAAATTCCGCAGAAGTACCTCTATAGCGGTAGAGTTTCCTACAATACCGTCGTTGGGAAAAATGCCTAGACGAGCAGATTTGTATCAAAAACAAAATCACCATGACGTTTTAATTTTAGAATACCCTGTTCCAAGTAACATTTGGGCCAGCACCTTAAAGACCGGTGTACCAGTAGTTTTTAAATGGTCACAAGGAATAAATCGAAACGAGTGGATAGGTTACGTATCTTTTGTAAATGTAACCAACAAAACTGGGCGTGAAAATATTATGCAAGTTCACTGTGTTTCTGCCTCGTATCCTCTAAAGCAAAAAATTAACAAAGTGTTTAAAAATAAAACCATACCTCAGGCAGTGGCGGAGCTAGTCCGTCCTTACGGGTTTAGTTTTGTAGGAGACAGCCATTCTCGTAAGTTTGACCAGTTGGTGGTTTCGGGCCACTCGATTTGGGAGTGGATTCAAGAACAAGCAAAACTTATCGGTTTTGCTGTCGTGGTAGAGGGAACAACGTTTTACTTTAAAAAGTTAGACAACCTTATAGACACTAAGTCTAGTTCTGCACCAGTTCTAACTTTCTTTAACACTAACCAACCAATGAACTCTCAAGCTATTGACAGGACCCTGGACTCTTTAGAGGTGCTCAGGGGAGAGCACGTCGAAGGACAGGCTGTCAGCCGAAGCAACAAGGTTGTGGGCGGTGTGGACCCCATCAGTGGTAAGGTGTTTAGAAGCAAAAAGACTCCTGGCCGCTCTGGTAAGGCTCTACGCAGCGCAGTTAATGACGTTCTATTTGACGAATACCAAACCGGGCAAGTGGTCAATAGCTACACCGCCGCAACATCGATGGCTGAGGGCGCAGCAACAAACGCCCGCATGACCATGCCAGCAAAAATCACTGGTCAAGGAGACCCCAGAATCCGCCCGTTTAGCCCAGTGTTTGTGTCGGGAACTGGTGAGGCTACTGACGGTTACTGGATTATCAAAGAAGTACACCACATGTTCCACAAAATTGGAGATTATCAGTTTGAAGCAGTGGTAGCTACGGATGGCCTTGGTCGCACGAGGCAAGGCGCTCTTAGGAAAGAACCCCAAGGAGTTGTGGGAGTTGTAGACCTAAACGCTGCTTTGATTTCTAAAAAACAAAAGAGAGCGATTAAGCAAGGCACTCGGCTAGAAGTTAAATCTCCTATAATTAAACAAGGAAATCAAGGGTTTAATAAGACCCCTGCTAGGTGGAAAACCAGCCCTGTACCTGGAAGGAGAGGCTAATGGCAAACCTGAACAAAGAGCGAGCTATTTCTCTACCTTTTTCTATAGACTCCTACGGCAACGTATCTAGTACCACGGACCAAAGCAAGATGTGGGCAGATAAAGTGCGCACGGTTGTTGGCACCACGTTGGGGGAGCGAGTTATGCGCCCTGACTTTGGCACCCAAATACCGTATGCGACGTTTAACGGCAGGCAAATAGTGGCAGACGCCACTAAAAGAGAGCTTTTTACGGCTTTTGCTAAGTTTTTGCCAGCCCTTACTTTGCAGAGTGTAGATGTGAAATTTGGCGAAGAAGATGTGGTTTCGGCAGACGTCACCTATGCACTGCCTAACCAAGAAGAAGTAACAATAACCGTTGGTCTAGCGTACATCGCTGGTAACGCACCTATTTATGAGGAGTTCCTATGACAACCAATCCAGACTCACCAGTTTCAGTAGATTACACAAGTCGTGACTACTACTCTTTGCGAGCACAACTAATCACAAGGATTAACAGCAAAATACAAGAGTGGACAGGCCAAGACCCAGCGGACTTTGGTGTAGCCATGGTTGAGGCTTTTGCGTATGTTGGAGACATTGTAGCGTACTACATTGACCGTATTGCTAACGAAGGGTTCTTGCTTACCGCAACCCAACGCCAAAGCTTGCTAGACCTAGCGGCTATTTACGGCTACACCCCCACCGGATTCCAAAATGCACTTGTAAATGTGAAGTTCATTAATACTTCGGACTCTGATGTTACTCTACCTATTAACACTCAGCTCTCTGGTGACGTAACCAACAACGATGTAGTTGAACAAGTTATTTTCACTACGGTTTCTGAGTTGGTTGTTCCTGCAGAAGATGAGGCAGAAGTAACTGCCTTTCATGGAGAGAACATTTCTCAAAGAGAAGGCAACGAGGCCGAAGACGAGTTTGACGTTGCAGGAGAGCTGCTAGGCGTTTCGGATGGACTACCACAGCAATCGTTCATACTTTCAGAGAATCAAGTAGTAGACAACTCTGTCATTATTTACGTAAAAACAGGCAGCGTCGTCCAGGCATGGGGCCGTGCAAACCACATCGCTGACTTTGGTCCTCAAGACAACGTTTTCTCAGTATCTACAGATGCAGACAACTATGTCACCATTACATTTGGTGATGGTATCTCGGGAGCAATTCCACCAACAACTTCGGTAATAAAAGCAGATTACGTTGTGGGCGGTGGAACTGCGGGAAACATCCCAACCACAATCCTAGACACTATTATTAAGATTCCTGGGCTAACGGATTCGCAAACATCGGCTATTTCTAGTGTGGTTTCAGTAGAAAACACTACTGTAGGTACTGGAGGTATTGAGCCAGAGACTAACAATGAAATTCGTGTTAATGCTCCGCTAGCTTTGGCTGCCAACAACCGAGCCGTTGCATTGACCGACTACTCTAGTATCGCACTAACTGCTTCGGGAGTTGGAAAAGCAAACGCTGAAGCGGACATCTGGTCATCAGTTAACCTGTACGTAGGTCCTTCTCAAAATGATAATGACGGAGACTTGTACCCACTGTATAAACTGGAAGATGACGAACTAGTACTAAACACTACAAAGTGGGACACTTTAAAAGAAGAAGTGGTAGACGTACTAACAAACCGAACTCAAATAGGTGCTAGCGTCACTATTTCTCCACCAACTTACGTACAGTGTGCAATGGACATTATTTACACCCTAGAAGCGCAAGCTGTTGCGGACCAGGTTCAGGCAGTTATTTTGAACTCAATCGCTGTAGCGTATTCGTATAACTACACCCAGTTTGGGGCCGTTATTACCCCAGAAGAAATAGAATCTTTAGTCCGGTCAGTCTCAGGAGTCTACAACGCTAGGGTTATTGAGCTGTACCGCCTAAGTGGTTCGGCAGCTAGAAACACCCTGGTAGGTGCGGCTAATGAAATTTTTACGTTTGATGAAGGAAGCATAAGCCTTAATCTAGCGTCTAGTGTCGCTACCCTAAGTAACATCACGACTAGCGTCGGAACCTTGAGCCCTGCGTTTACCTCTTCGATTGCTAACTACAACATTGTTGGTGCATCTGCAGGAAGTGCAAACATTGGACTAACTAAGACGAATGCTAACGCAAAGGTTAGCGTCAATGGTGTGGCTTTGTCTGGAAGTACTTACGCAGCGACCCTCAGCTCTGGTTCTAACGTGTTTACAGTAACCGTACTGGCCGAAGACAACTACACTTCAAAGACGTACACAATTACCGCAATAGTATGATAAAAGACTCGGATGGAAAGATTAGGTTCTACGGTGTTTACCGTGGGGTCGTTGTCGACACCCGAGACCCCCTAAACAAAAACAGAATACGACTGCAAGTACCGCAAGTTCTGGCTAATCAAGTTACTAGTTGGGCTTGGCCGATAGTCGGTGTATCCAACATTCAGACAAGCACACCTACAGTAGGTGAGGGAGTGTTTGTAATGTTTGAGGGCGGAGACCCCTCTTTTCCGCTATGGTCAGGAAAATTTGCGGGAGAGCTGTCGCCAAACCCAACTCCCGACCCTGTCGCAGTTAGATGGTCCCCTGTATTTGAAGCAACTGGGCTAACGTTTACTGGTTCGGGAACAACTTACCCAACGTACAACAGCTATTACGTTAAGCATGGTCAGCTAGTCTCTTTTAACATCAAAATAGACCTGACTACTGTAACTAATTTTGGTACCGGTCAATTTAAGACTGAATTGCCGTTCGACCCTATTCCTAGTGCTGGAAACCACTTTTCGGCATGGTCTTGGGTAGACCCTTCTCAACCAGCAGATGAGTTAAACGGGCATAAGCAGCTAGTGGCTGACCACATTCCTGGCTCTAAGAGCCTGGACTTGCATTGGCTAAAAGAGACCACGGCTAGCCCAAAACCTCTTATTGAAAGCACTTTAGTTCAAGGCACACCAGTAACATTCACGACTGCTAGCAAGATGTACATTAACGGAACGTACATCGCTGCTCAGTAACCCCCTGTTGAGCCAGATAATAACCCAGTTATTTGGCAGAATTAAACTAGAAATTTAGGAGATTTAATGCCAGCTTCATACCCAACTACTAAGGTCAGTTTTACCCGTAAAGTTGACTTGCAGGACCTCGTTGTCGCTGCTGACGTAAACAACGCTTACGATGAAATTGAGGCTATACAGGCTACTTTGGGAGTGCTCCCGTCGCTACAGGGAACTACCGAGTGGGGAACTGTAAAGGCTAGAATTGAAAACATCGAGTCTATCCTTGCCACAACGGTAAAAAGCAACTCGTCTTCGGTAACCAGCGGGTTTGGATACAGACGAATCACCGCATCTACCTCTGCACCCTCATCTGGAGACGGTGCTAACGGTGATGTGTGGCTCCAATACGTCTAAGGAGCGTCTAGATGCCTAAGTATAATAACGTAATCTACGCTGGTGGCTACTACGGCCAACAGTCACGTCTGTCGTTTTCAGTGCAACCATTTACTGCTACTACTATTGACTATGACAGGGTGTTTTTAACTTGGGCTTCTTTGAACAGCACTTTTAACGCTGTGCGCCTGGTTCGTAATCAAGTTGCTTTTCCAGAGACTGAAGAAGATGGCGTAATCCTCTGGGAAGAGAACGGGCTAGAGGGCGTATTTTCTAGGGCAGAGTTTGTAGATGGCCTCGACAACACTCTTGATGATAACCCAAACAACGACTACCCATTAATTGGGGGCAGGTTTGCCTACTACCGCATGTGGCTAAGAAAAGACGACGGAATTTGGTATCCTGCTGGTGATGCCGAAACCATCATCCCTAGTGACCACGGGTCAGTAGCGTTTGCTGGAAGTGCTGCCCAAACTACGCACGACAAATTTATGGACCTGCTTCCAAAGGTCTACACTAGCGCAACACAGTCCCCTCTAGACAACGTTGACCCAGAATCTACTCTCTACACTTTCCTTGAAGGATTCTCGTTAACTCTTGACGAGTTACTAACTTATGCGGATGTTTTGAAGCCAAACTACTCAGGACTCTCTACCCCACCTGACCTAGTTCCACTACAGGCATTTCAACTTGGGCTTCCTTTAGAATATGGGCTGGGGTTGCGAGCAATGAAGCGCCTTGTTCGTGAAGGCATATTCCTACACAACAACAAGGGCACTGCGTTAGGAGTGCAGACACTTGCAGAGAGCCTAACTGGATTCGCACCCACTGTAACTCAAACCAAAAACCTTATGCTGTCTATGCAGGACAGTACGTTCTACAAAGGTAAGGGCAACTGGCTTACCGGTGGGGCATGTACTCTTGCAGTAGAAAGTTCGGTGTATCACGCCATCTCCGAACCTCTAGCTGCTGACCTGACTTACACGGCTAAGGTAGTTGCCTCTAGCACTACTAGCTACATTTCTAACGGAGAAAACCGCCCAAAGACTTTAGGTATCCCTGTGATTGGTGGCGAATCTTACCAACTTTTGTTTTTTGCTCTCACTTCAACTGCTAGCCGCAGCATCACGGCCAAAGTAACTTGGTACGACTATCTTGGGGCAGAAGTTGACGACAATTCTCAAACTTTTTCTTTGACAGCAAACACTTGGATGAAAAACGCTTCTAGTTCGTTTGTTGCTCCAGATGATGCTGCTTATGCTTCTATTCGACTTTCTTTTAGTGGAGCGGCGACGTTCTACTTAGACATGGTTCAGTTTGCGTTGTACGAAGACTCAACCCCTTCTTACGAAGAGGCTAGAGGAGTAAACGTCTCTTTGGCCCCAAGTAAAACCAACTTGCTAGACAACCCGTCTTTTGAAGCAGACAATACTTACTGGACTATTGACGATGACGGTCACACCCTAGAAGACAGTACTCACCCATATGCGCTTGTAGATTCACAGATGCTGGAGTCAGTAACTAACGATGGCGCTGAGTCTAGTTATGTTTCGGAAAGCTCCGCAGGCGTTACTGCTGGGCAGTTTTACACCGCATCTATTTACGCAAAGACCGCTGCTGGCACTGAGGATGTTGTGTTTACCGTAACTGCAACAGACGACCTAGATGTGACAGACGCTTCTACGGATACAATTACTTTGACCACTACTTGGCAACGACTAACAGCAACTGTATTTGTACCTACTACGTACAGCGAGTCTACGGTTCTGTCAGTATCTTTGGTGGGGGAAGACACCACCGGTAACACTATCCACTTAGATATGGCACAGTTGGAGCAGACCTATTTGCCTACTGACTATTTTGATGGTAGCTACCCTGCCGCCTACGGTGCTTCTTGGGCGGGAACTGCGAACGAATCAGTGTCGTATCTGTACCCAAACAAGTTGGTTAAGATTCCCCGTTTAATTGCCAACATTGCGGCCTTCATGCCTATTGGCACGCCGTTTTCAGTGTCTACTAATGAAGGGCTTGAGTACGTAGGCATTTCGTAGTACCATGCTTGCATGGAACTATTAATTGGAACTGTTATTGCAGCCCTTGCGACAGCATTCGCTCTCGGCTTAATCGAACTCGTTACGCCCGCAGGTTTTTACCGGTATGTTAAGATTGTGGGCACGTATCCTTTGAACTTGGTGGCTTTTTGGTACCTGGAGTTTGAGGGTTTCCCTGTTTTTGTTGCGTCTGGTGCGGCGAGTCTGCTTGCGTTGGTGGTCATTGGTGTGGTAGACAAGATGTCTCAGCCGCAGCCTACTGTGGTTAACCGACGTAATTTGTAGAGGGCACTATGCATTTACCTGATGAGGTTTTGGACAAAGGTCTGAAGCCTAGCGAGTTTTATTTACTCGCCTTGATGTTTCGGCACGCTAGCAAGTCTGGTGTTGTCGAGTTGACTATGGAAGACCTGTCTGGTCTTACCGGTTTGTCTCGCACGACTATTTGGCGTGACATGTCTGGTCTTGAGGATAAAGGGTTAGTTGACACCCACCGC